CTTTATTGTTAAACCCAAACGGCTTTAGGTAAACGAATAGCGGACGGGTAAGTCCTTCAAGTTCTGCATGTGGCTCCAAGTCAGCATAGATAGGATTAGCAGATAACGTTTGCTTAACACCCACTACATTGTCATTCTCTGAACGATACAGCTCATTGTCGATAACGTACTTGTCACTGTCCCATGAGTGAAATTCAAGCAATGTCCAGAACACCCGCTTCTGTCCTTCCGTCGTTGTTGTCTTAGTTGCAATAGCTGCTTCAGATACGTCATTCACGTTAGATTGCAAAGGATAGAATACCGGCGCTTGGACGTAGGCAATCTTTACATTTTCACCGTCAATATAGGGACGCATGGCAAGACCGCCAAGCGCCAAGCCGCTCTCCAAATATCGTTCAAAGTTCTTAATGAAATCATTGTTGCCAAGTACTTCATGAGCAAACTCATCAGCTGGTGTACCGCCTTTTCCAACGACAAATGTCATTTGTTCATTAACTAGGATAGATGCCAAGCGACGTGACAACACTTGCGCCATATTAAGCGACGTATAAGCACGTTCCTTCGTATGGCCATATGTGTTTTTGTACTTAACATTTGGGAACGTTCCCTTGAAGTACAACAAATCATCATGAATACGCTCATACTCGCGTTCAGATACACTAATACGCGGGTGGTCTGTAATCTTATTTAAGTTAGTTACAACGCCCATCTTAGCGCCTCCTCTGCGAAATAAATTCAAAACGGAATCAATAACACTCATGGATCAACTCCTTAATTCTTAAGTCCTAACAGTCGCAAGTTATCTAAGACGAAATACTGAAACGCATCAGCCGTGTGGTCATCTTCCTTGATAACGCGTGGTTCCGGTGTGTTAATCGTCTTCTCTTCCCAACGGTAGTTACGGTTCTGCTCCACAAACACTTGGTTTGCTGCACTGTTCAGATAATAAAAACGCCCACTCGCAAGTAGCGAATAGACGCTATCAATCATCACTGTTTTCTTTTGCTTAGCTACCGGGTGCCAGTCCGTGCGGTAGTCGTGATATTGCTGATTACGCAATGCAGCTTCAGCACTATCAATCGTCAAACGAACAACGCTTACACGTCCCCACGGCTTGTCCAGCTGTCCCTTAATAAAGTTGTGTATATTTACCGACAACTCACTAGGAGCCAGCTTGACTGCCTTGCCAGCTGGACTGTAGTAGTACGTGTCTAGCAGGATAACCTTGCGCTTAGCCGTCATACCAAATAGCAATACTGTCGTCGCAGACTGTGCGTGTCCACTATCGACTGAGTATGCTAGCTGTGTGATAGGGTCATCATCTGGTATCTCATCAAGCGCATGAAACATATTCATGTTGTACACGTTAGTACCAAGTCCAACTGATTCGCCCAAGAACTGCCAGCGGTAGTAATCGGTGTCACGTTCTTTAGTTGCTTCGATTTCAGCAATATATTGGTTAGACAAAAAGTGCATTTCATCATCCAAATAAGTAGAATGATCAACTATCCACCCGTCCATTGTCTTGCGTTCTTCAGCCCACGTATTCACCCAATCATAAGGGTTGCGCGGTGGGTTATACGAATACAACGTAACGACTTGCTTGCCATCAGGCAGCTTCTGTCGTGTATAGGTTAAACGTACTGTATCAACTTCTTCCCAACTATCGAACTCAGCAAGCTCTTCAAACCACATTGCCGATACATAGCCCTTAGAAATCTTTTGCGATTTCTGCTTCATCGGGTCATCTACACCAAAGAAGTAGAACCCACTGCCCGTTACCTTATCAAGGATGCGCAGTGGTGATTTCATATAACGGAATCTATCTTCAAATCCCAGTTCAATAATCGCCCACTTAATTTGTTCATAGACTGAACCTGATAGTGTATTAGCCACCTTTCGGAACGTCACCACATTGGCATTCTTATCAGCCAGGAACCAAAGCACAAGTGCCAGTGAGATTGCAGATGACTTAGTTGATGCACGCCCACCTTCAAACACCGCATTTGCGTATGTGAAATAACGTTGTGGCTCCATTAGTATATCGAAGTGAGGGTTTATCTTGTCAGCAACATTAATCTCCATTGCGATCACCCCGCTTAAATACCAAGTGAACTTCTTCTTCAACGTTACTACTATCACCAATGTTCTTGGCATTCGCTTCAGCAATCGTGGCTTCTGCTTCCATCTTACGAACCTGTGCATCCAACAGTCGATCATTATCAGGGAATCGCTTCAGCAATTCTTTGGCGGCTGCCATCTTCTGCTTATTGTCTGGTGGTCGTTCAACTGACTCAGCACCCTGCGGCGTCCCCACCACGACGATTTCCATCTCTTCCCCCCTAGCTATCCTAGTTAGGAGTTCAAGGGCTTCAGACGCGCTCATAATTCGTTTCTCGGCTAGTTCTGCCATCCGCCCATCAATGTAAGATTTCAGGTAAGGTTTAGACAGGTTTTCAGTAGCCATTTGCTTAGCCGTCTTTTCAGAATACCCAGCTTCAATTGCTGCCTGTTTACCATTACCCAATTTGATGTAGGCATCAGCAAACTTCTTCTGTTTTTCAGTCAGTCTCATGACTACATCTCACCACCTCCCATTAATTGTGCAAAATAAAAAGCCAACCTTTTCCGATTGACTACTTTTTTGAAATCCATTTGAAAAACAAAGCTAAGCCAATAAAAACAATGATCAATGCAATAGGGACCGCAATCCAGTATTCATTTAATTGTTCAAACATGGCGTTCGGCTTCTTCTTCGGTATCGTACACGCCGATAACCCCATCACTGTCACCGCATCTCTCGCATGTTTGCATGATGTCCTCGATATCTTGTTCACTATCAACACGGGCTACGTAGTTATCCCCATAATGATTTTCAACAGCTGCATAACTCATATCGAAACCTCCAATGTTACAAATAAAAACCGTGCATCCACATATCAGGGACCACGGCACGAACAACAAAATTAGAAAGCATATGTCCTTATGCTTATTGATATGTACACCAGTCGCCACATACAAGGCACTGGCACGGTAATAACTAATAAAGTTGTCCTTTATTTAGTTTCGTGTGTATGTATGCACCCTGGCCCGTTACAACAGGCGTGTATTCGCAGGATGTCTTTGATGACCGCCAACCAAACTTGATCATCTTCGCTACTTTAGTTTTCGTAGTGGCGTCTGCGCAACCGTTTCACTACTGGATGTATGTATGCCTGCAACTCTGAACCCGGACGGGAACAATTTGCAGGACTTAATTCCTCAACCACCGCAACCAGGAACCGTTGGTTTTCCTACTTTGCAAAGGAATGCATTAACGTCATTCGACGACCCAGCATTTCGAGTGTGCACTCGGTGGAGCTTTTTTCAATTTTTCTACTCTATCATTTTTACATGGAATTCCCGGCAAAACACAAGCCATTACTAAATTAATAATTTAGCATAACTAAAGCAAACTACAAATCAACATAATGAGCAACTGACCTTTTGAACTCATTCTTCCAAAGATGCAGCGTAGTTTCGCTATAATGGAGCTGCATTGATATCGCTGACCAAGGCATACGCTCTCCGTAATGACACTTCAGCATATCTAGTAAGTCCTCATCGATGTCCACAAGCCAGAACTCAACAATCATTTTCTGGTGATTGAGTTGTGACAGCTCGTAGTCACGTTCCATGGTGATCATCTGACTTTCGACTGCGTTGTTGTACTTATATTGAGCACGGCCACCACCAACGTTCTCATCAATTTCGTTGTGAAATTGTAGATACATCTCACGAGCCTTGATTTGCTTGTCCAACGTCCCATCAAAATAATTTCGTAGTAACTTATCAACCTTGTCTGCCAAACCGATGTCCCCCGTGCTAAACTAGATATACCACATATCAAGTACGCGCTGGACTTCGGTCTGGCGCTTTTTTAGTGCTCCTTTTTGATTTCATAGATACTAAGTACCACGAACGTTATAAGCCAAAACAGCAAGGCCACCCCGTTTAACCACCAAGCAATTCCCGGCGTGTTCATTGTTGGGGGATAATCTCCCCAATTTATCCAAGCAGCTGAAAATCCATATGCCAAGACACCAATTCCAAAACTCATAAGAAAGTTCCACAAAACAATCATCTAATCAACAGCCCCTTCTTCTACCCAATAGTAATAGCCAACTAACCACTTGCTGACCATATGCTTGATGAGCCATTCACTACTTGTTCGATACGCCTGCCGCTTATCTGTTGTGCGCAGCATTACGCGCTTGCCTTCTCGGTCATAACCTAACTTGAAGTAGCCCTGCCTGTCCTTGAAATAGTAGTAAGTTTGCATTCATCAATCCACCACTTTAACCAACTCTGGGTGCAACCACGCTTGCATCAATTCATCTTCTCGTTCAGTGGTGATGAATTCTGGAAACGCTGGCACTTCATGATTTGCTTGCTTAAACATGAATGTAGAGAACCCAGCACCAATGTTCTTGAACGCCATTAATTGATCATGTTGCAATTGTGTCAGCTTAATTGATTTCATTATTCTTCCACCTTCACCTTTCGTGGTTTCAGCAAGCCGTTTTCACCGCCAAGACCGGCAATGATTTCGTCAGCTTCGTTTTCTGTGAAATTTTGAGTGTAATCATCATAAGTGAACTCGCTAACACCAAGCTTCTTGCCCGGACCACTATAGATTGCCATGACATACCCGAACTTCGTTTCGACTGCGTACTGTTGCTCTTTCTTCGGCACAAACTCAACAAGTTCAGGGTGTAAGTACCAGTCGACAAGCATTTCATCTTTCAGAACGTCTTCTGTATCTAGGTCTTGAATTATAGGCCTCTTTTTTATAGCATCACTCATGAAGTGACTAATTCCGCCTCTGTGTGTTTTCTTAATTTTTAACAAGTAATTAAACAATTCGACCGGCAACTCAATCACACGTTTCTCAACAGTTGCGTTTTCTGCAGCGCTTGGTTCAACATACATTTCAAGTTGACTAACCGGAATTCGCATCACATCGGTTTCATTTAGAAAATACGGCTTCTTAGCTACAACCGCTGTAGTTCCATCTGGCAAATCAATTACATACTTAGTCATTACTTCTCCTCCAACTTAATCTGTTCCAACGCGTCTTGAGCTACTTGATAGCCAACATCTTCACGGAACTCGTACCAGTTCGTGTAACCGCGCCCCTGTGCGTACTCGTTCATCTTCTTGCCTGTAATGCGCATTACCATTCCTCCCGTTCAAATACTGACTTAACTGCCATGACTTGATACGCCTTGCCATGATATTGCACTAGCAACTCATCTAGATCATCACCTGTCGCAACTGGTGCGTGGTGATTGTTTCCCATGTTCATGTTGAACACTACATACGTTGGCATTTTCTTACCCATGTTTATTCCCTCCATATGGGCTCACAGTCTTTTCACCCTTGGCTGTTTGTTAGTTGTTGTTTTGACCGCCGTTTGCATTAATGGCAAAGTTGTTTGAGTTCGTTAGTCGGTAAGAATCCATATAGATATTCGTCACCTTAATGCCGAAATGTTCCAACTTATCCTTGATGATTTTTTGTTCAGTTTCACTCAACGTCTGGCTGTTGGCCAATGAATTGTTCTCCGTAACAACCTGCTTAACTGTAGAACCAATGACGGTGGACTTGTACTTAGGATTATTGGTCAATAAGTCAACAACCTTGTTAGGCTCCAAATCATAAACGACTTCCATTTTTGCGTGAACGTTGTAAGTCCTATCCTTCATAACGTTGACCTTGACTGCTGTTTTGTCATTGCGAACGTCCACTTTTTCCATATAGTGAGTCACAGGCTTTCCAAACGCGTGGAATCCTGTTTGCGTCACGACCTTACCTGTATAGTTACCACCAAACGCTTGCTCAACCCCTACCTTTCCAGTTGGCACGCTGTAAGAAGAGAAAAGGAAACCAATTAACGCGATAAATAACGGTACAATTGCCACTATCATGCCTAATCCCCATTCTCCCTTATAAATTCCCAAACCAATTGCAACAGCCCCTAAAATCAATCCAATAATAAATAAAATCATGTCTGTTTCTCCATTCGTTATACCGGCTATTTATTTTTGCCTTTTAATTTATTCGACTTCTTCTGCTACGTCATTCTTGAGCATGATTAATTGGTCTACGCCTTCGATATATTTGATTGATTCATCAGCCTTGTGCGTTAAACCTTGAATTCGTTCAATAGTCATCTTATAGAAGTTGCTTGCGTCCTCTTCATCAGTCCCGTAGGCCAGATAAGTAAACTTTGCTGCCTCCAAATACACATCGTTTGTGAATTCGCTGATGTGATCTAATTTAAGATTTTGCGCAGCCTCTGCCAGGTCAAGTTTCAATGCGTCCGGAAAATCATTCGAGAAAACGTGATACACGGTCACAATAACCTTACTGTGCGGGTTAATGACCATGGCCACCTCACCACTTTGCCAAACTTGTTCACCGCTACTTTGCGTCTTAACCAGCTCCGCATCCATATTGAATTGCGTTAGCCAATTCCTCCAGTTGTTCTTCAACGTCTTAAAACGATTTTTCATTTGCTCCTCAGCGTGAGCTGATAACTCATACTGTTCAATCTTCTTGATGCCCATCTTGTTCTCCTAATTTTAGAAACGTTGTAAAACACGCCTACCGTTCGCTGTGCGCCCGTTTGACGCATTAGCGGCTAATCGGTCAGCTCGTGTCCTTCTAAGTTCTGACAGCTTCTCTGCTGTCCCCTTAGCCATATCTTCAACTGATGTATAGCCAAGCTCTTTTGCCATGCGTTGATTTTGTTGATCAATCTGTTCAGCGGTCGGCTTACTAGGCCCACTTTCAAACTTTAACGGTTGACCAAATCTTCCCGCTTGACCACGCATGCTCCTTTGTTTCTCAAATTCTCCAACCTGTTCAGCCGTTGCAAGTCCATTGGATATCCAAAGCTCAACCTTTTTCTTGACGTAAGCGCTTGAATATCCGCCTTCATTTTTTGCAGCACGTATGGCTAGAATTAAAATTTTTCTTGCTTCCGTTTCATCCGGAGCAATTCTCGCTATATCAACCAAGAAGTAGTAAATATCTTCAGACGTATACTCATTTGTCTCTATTTCATTCGCAGTCCATTCGCACATGATTTGAGGATTGTTCCTTGTAATCATCAATCCTTCCTTTCTGGTACAATTTGAATATCAACTATAAAAGAGGTATCAATATGGAACTTGAGTACATTGATTTTGTTACCAATATATCGGCTAGCTATACCCACTTAATTAACGACCTGCTCCAGAATGGGTGGCGTTTACTAGGTGCAAGTGATCGCTTTGAAACAGATGGCCTACTTATCGACAAAAGCCGACCAAACCTCACAAATGAAGGATTGTTTCTGACATTAGGTACAACCAAAAGTAATGCCATTAATACCTGGGAACGTCATAAAGATGGTTACTCAGCTGGTTTCTTACATTTTGATGAACGCTCATTTAAATAGTTTTTATAGGCCATTCACATGGCTTTTTATTTTGGCTTCCGCCGCCGTATGCACACATTAATTTGCACATACTATGAGAGCGGCTTTTCCGGCGGCGGACTGTGTTATTAACTTGTGTTATTAATATGTGTTCTTCTCCTAGACTTTTTGTCCGGTAGGTTACCGGATATTTGTCCGGGAGGGTATAGACTATTTATCCGGTAGGGGGTTAACATGAATGCTTCGTTTTATAACTTGTTTCGTCCCCTCTTTGTAGTGAAGTTGGATTGTAATGTATCCATATTTCACTAATTGGCTAATCAACCTAGAAGCTGCATCTACCGTCATGTCATACCGTTTCGCTAACGCTCCATTGCTGATATACACATCACCATATACGTTTGCTAGTGAGTAAATTTCACCGAAGAATAATTTCGCGTTTGGCTTTAGTCGATTATCATGAGCAACCACGGCTGGCGTGTTCAGGTAGTAATTAACACCCTTAAATTCTTCAGACATAATTCACCTCCTAAAATGGAAGATCATCATCGTTCAACGGCGGTAAGTCGTTTCCGTACATATCATTAGGCGAGAAGCCCCCTTGTTGAGGTGCTTGCTGACCATTGAAGTTGTTTTGTTGTGGCGCAGTATTGAAGCCACCATTACTTGGTTGTGCTAATTGCCCCTTGCGTTGCTCTGTCTGCTCTTTTGTTTCAACTAGAGTAAAGTTACTTACCACTAGTTCAGAAACGTATACACGCTGCCCTTGTTGGTTCTCATAGCTTCGTGTTTGCCACGAACCTTCCAGGCCAACCTGTGAACCCTTAGCGGTCATATTGACAAAGTTTTCGGCAGCCTTTCGCCAAATAACAAAGTTGATAAAGTCACTCTCACGTTCTCCGTTAGCGTTCGTGAAGTCACGATTAACTGCGATCGTTCCTGATGCAACTGCTGCACCTGACGTGGTGTACCTTAGTTCTGGCTCCTTAGTGAGCCGACCGATTAGCGATACGTGATTCATTGTCTATTTCCTCCATACGCTTAAACGTCATGATTCCAAGACGTTGTAATGTTTCAGGGTCTAACTTGATGCCCTTAACGTGATATTTCTGTTCAAATGCTGGCCACCCAATGTTGTGTGCTTCATTGTGGTGTACTCGGCATAATGCAATCAGGTTCTTTTCTCTATGGTCTACCAGATTTCGGTCGTTACCCATTCCAACAGTGTCAATGTGGTGGACATCAGCAGGGCGTCCACACACCACACAGCTTCGGTGGCTCAACGCCGAATACATATAGGCTTCTACATCGTCCATATACGCCAAACCACTCTTAGACATCGGTATGTGGTTCTTAACTGCGTAATCAAGCAGGTATGAAATAAAATTCCGTGCTGTCGTCATATCTGTATCAGCAAACGAAAAATGTTGATCACCTGTTTCTGCTTCATAATAGAATTTCATCCACCACTTAGTTTCTTCTGGTGTATATCCTGACCACTTCGCTATCTCACCGATAATTGCATATGCTTTTTTTCGTTGTACACGACTAATACTGCGTTCATCAGCAATACTAATAACTGCCTGTGGTCGTTCTTCTGAGGTGTAGAGTGACAACATAGCCAGCTCTTGCGCATCTTCCACCGACATTGTTACTTTATTGCCGCTGATGTTAGTGATACGCCCCCAAATATCCATTACTCGATACCAGCGTCGTTCTTAGCGAATATTGCAGCACCTGCTAACAATGAAGCTTTGTCGGCTGACAACTTGTTAAGTTGCGTATCGTTATTATCCTTAGCTGTCATACCTCCGGTAGCGAACACTTGCTCCAGTTTCTCTTTAGGAACTGATTTCAAGACTTCCTTCAACTTAGCAATGATCGCCTTGCGAACATTATCGTGTTTAATTTGCTCTTGCTTTAATGCCGTAATGTTCTCACCATCGTCGTCATCATCAGCAACAATTCCAAATGCAGCCGCTAGACTTCCACGTCGTGCATATGTTGTATTGGCCAGCATCTGTTGTGGAGTTGTACCAAACTCAACAGGCAAGCCTTCCACATCGATATACTCACCAGATGAGTGGGTAATCGTTGTAACTATTTGCGCCATACGCTTACCATTTGAATCAATGTCAGTATTGATCGATTGCGTGTAAGCTAGTGGCTCACTAGATGACTTAATCGCTAGTCGTACAGCGCTATCAATGTCAGCCAAGTCAGCATACTTACCAAAGTGACCTGACTTAGTCTTGGTTGGTTGCACCATATTCAATTGCACTTTCGCCAATGATTCCATCAGTTCAGGTGCTGGGTTATATTCATTTCGTCGCAACATTTCAATCCTCCGCTATTACCCGATGCCCAACTAATTCCATATAGGCCTTAAGCTTTTCTTTTTCATCTGGAACAAATCCTTCATCTGTGTCCCAGCCTTCTGTACCTTGGGCTACTTCTTCACCTTCAAAATCTTCTCCCCAAGGCATTTCATCATCCGGTAGATCAAGTGGTTCCTCAAACATGGTCAGCCACCCAATTCAAAACATCGGCAACACCCGTTTCAAACTCCGAAACAGTTCCGTCATTGTTATCACGTTGTTCCGCCTTGAAGGCTCGATTCATACGTTTTTGCGCTTCTAATCGCAATTCATTTTTCATTGCATACCCCCTGTGTTATCCTTGAGGAGTAAAATCTATTCACAAATTGTTTTACTCCGACGCTTAACGGTTGCACCCGTTAGGCGTTTTCTTTTTGGTATCGTCCGCGATAATTTTCAGATGACAACGTTACTTTTGATAATCCAATCTCTGTGGCGATGTCATCTAGTGTGTAACCTTCATCTCGCATACGCTTGTACACAACGTATCGCTTCTCATAGGCCTCTTTATCCTTGCTTTGAACTTCACCCTTAGAAGCCCAAACTGTTTTATGAGGCAATGCCTTGTTGCTTCGTTGAATAAGCTCACGTTCAGCCGCGATGTCAAACTTCTTACTCTGGCCAAAACTGTAATGTAAGTCAGCAACTCCTGTTGATCCAATATCAAAATCCATATATTTCACCTTTCTTGGGTCGCACACCCCAAGACGCACACCAACATGTTGTTAGGGATACAAACAGTAAGAGAAAAAATATTACATGTAAGTGGTTGATGTGCATCTGGCGATGCGCAACCCATATTCAATTTTTAGCGCCGTGGCAATGCGTCAGCATCACCAGTAATCAAGTAATAAATTGTTGGGCCCAATCGCTTGAACCAAACAAACTTAATCAGCTCAAACATGTTGTAAGCAACAATCATCATGGCGAAACCGCCGAACGCTGCCCAAAGTGCAATGTATAGCATTTTTAATCCTCCATATACTTGTTCTTGGCTTGCGCGTTCGTGTAAGCCTCAATACGCTTCTTGTAACGTGGCTTGACCGGTGCATGTGCTCCTAGCTTGCTGACGAAGTACAACGCAACACCTGCAATCGCAATCCAGCTCAACACCAAGCCGATTCCCATCAATAAGTTAGTCATCTGTATATTTGCCTCCGTATTGCACGTTTGCTAACCCTTCGTACACACGTCCAGTGTAGAAAGCCGATAAGAAACCTCGCCAATCATCTAGCGGTACTGACCACACTTCACCAACCTTACGTACTGGCCAATCAGGACGACTCCCGTAGAACTTTTGAATGGTCGACCACTGACGTTGCATGTACAGTTCAATATCTTCACGCGTCATAATCTGTGGCCAACCATTGCGTTGATACTCAGTCTTGCGTGCTTGCTGGTCTTCAGTCATTTGAAACTTAGTTGCCATTTTTTTCTCCTTGTTCTTTATTGTCCCAATCAATCTTCTTTAGTTCGTTCAAGTCCATATCAAGTGCAATGGCAATCTTGACCATAGTTTTCAAACTATATTGACGCCTGTCTTCGTACCTAACAGAGCGTAACGTCGCCGCACTAACACCTGTTTGTTCAGATAGCCAAACATCAGACTTTTGCTGTTTTTTCAGTTCATCACGAACCAATTCAAATACTTTCATAAAAATAACACTCCGTTGTTTTTTGTTTCTAAACCGCATATAATAAAGTTATCCACAAATTTAAACTTAACAGCCATTAGGTTTCTTCTACTTGTGGAAAAATAAATTTAGGAAGGTGTTCCAAATGGAATCACAACCAACCAATCAACAACGTGCGCATGATCTAGCAGTTGCCATCTATGCATCAATGGTCAAACCAAACGATGACATGGACAAAATGGCAGTTGAATATGCGGGTCTCTACACCATTCTTCTAGCTACTCTTGATGAGATTGCTCCGAATGGAATGAATAACCTAACTGCCGTAGACGCTCGTGAAATACTTCAGAAGTATCGGAATTAATTTGGC